GAGAGACTGTTAGATGTTACTACTAGAGGCGGTAAACCAATGCGCGGTAGACGCTTGTGGCTAGACAATCCAGACACTCCTCTTGGCGATAAGATGTATGCTGGGTTTGGACATTTACTAGAAGGTTTGCAACCGGGAATATTTACTCAAGGCGCACGATTAACTCAAGCAGTAGCAAACGAAAAAACTCCTTACGGCAAGCAATTTGAATTGGGTGATGAAGCCTTAGCTTTATTTGCGGGAGTTAGAATTTATGACGCCGATTTAGACAACAACTTAAATTTTAAATACCAAGAATTTTCTGGAATTAACCGTGCCAACACATCCTTATTTAAATCTGATTTTTTTGCAGAGAACTCTACCGCAGGAACACGAGTTTCTTCTTACGAGAATTATTTGGAAAAATCATTTCAAGCATACACAAACTTTGAAAAACTAACCGATGATTTAAAAGCCCTAGGACTTACTGATTTAAAAATAAATAAAGAATTAAAATCTAGAAAAGCCTCTAAAAATATTAGGGCCAGCATTAAAAAAGGAGTGTTTATACCACCGGACTATAACACTTTATATGAAGACACAAGATTTAAGAACCTTGCTAAGAAACTAGGTGTATCTAGAGTAGAATTATTTCCACGTTCTGAGCTTAGAGACGTGTACAATAATTATAGATTTAAAGACTTATTGCAATCTATCGGCACGGTGCGGTCACAAATACAACAAGAAAATGCACCAGTAGAAACTGCGCCACAAGCTGCGGTACAAGGCCAACGGACAACGGTCAATAATTTACCTGTTGGTCGTTCTGCTCCAGCAACTCCTACAAATACAAAAGTAGCAGGACTAGCTTCTTTTCAAAAACCTATTAGTCAAAGATTAAAAGAAGGAGAACCTCTTGCAAAAGAAGTGTTTAAGAATCTTACAGTATGAGCGAAGACACCCGAATAGCCCTAGAAACACATTTAGCTGAATGTCAAATCAGACACGAAGTGTTAGATGAAAAATTAGATGCGTTACAAAGACAACAAGAAAAAATTAACAAGCACACATTTGAATTACGTCAGATGATGACATGGTTTATGGGGGCGTCAGCGTCGTTTGCTGCGATCTCTATTCTATTGAGCATTGTATGGGTATTTCAGAAACTTGTTTAACATACAATATTTTAACATCTAAGTTCTTAGCCGATTTATTTTTAGTTCGATTAATTCTACGCATTTTACCTTTGAGCATACGTTCGCTATGCGTCTTTACATCATATAAATCTACTGTGCCATCTGCGGAGTTAATGACCACTAGATCACAGGGGCCTTTACCACCGAGGTCGTAATACACATGATTGTATGGTTGGTCTAGAAATTTTATAGCTGCGAGCAACTCGTTGCGGATACCTTTTTGTTGCTTACCTATAACCACTCTCTTAATTCTTCACCCAGTATTTCATTCGCTATATTTATTTTCTGGCGTAGGGCTGTAACAATTTTTTCATCGACAGTTTTATCACAAATAATATCCACATAATTAACCTTATTAGTCTGTCCTATTCTATGTGCTCTGTCTTCTGATTGTAGCCTTTTTTCCAAATCATAACTGTTCGAATAATATACCACAGTGGTCGCGGCTGTCAAAGTTATGCCGTAGCCTCCTGTTTGTGCATTACCTATGAAGAATCTGACTTCAGAGTCTTTGTCTTGAAAGTTCTCAATGTTTTTCTGTCTCTGTGCTTGTTTAGTGCCGCCGTAATAGGTACAGAATGAACTTTTGCCGTATTTTTTACCTAGTTCTTTGGCTATTAATTCGATGTCAGCTACGTAATTAGACCATATAATGACCTTACCTTCGCATTCATCTAGTACATCTAACAATTCAGCCAAACGATTGTTCTTTAGTGCAGTAACAGTGCCATCGTCAGCTTTAAAATGACCACACGTTATCTGATGTAGACGCAACATTTGTGTCAAGACGTTCATGGTAGAACATACTTTGTTGTCAAGTTCAGCTAAAGCTATGGACTTCATAGAATCATACGCGCGTCTTTGTTCGGGCGTCATTTGAATTACTCGACGTTGATATACTTTTGGAGGTAAATCTAAACAATCTTCTTTAAGTATGCGGTAAGAAAACTGTGTAACGATGTCTGATAGCTCACCAAGATTACGGTAACTATTGTATGGTCGAACTATATTTACTGAGCGACCATTTAAATTGATAGTCTGCATATTAGCATATCGTGCTCGAAACGAGTAAAACGAATCATGGCCAAGGAGCTCTGAATCTAAAAAATCGCACTGTGAAAATAGATCTAAAGGACTTTTAGTTACTGGACTTCCCGTCATAATTCTTTTGTAAGGAGCACTCATGCCTGCAGATAAAATATTTCTTGTACGGGCGGCACTAGGTGTTTTAATGGAGGTGCTTTCGTCTATAGCCATTAAAGTTTTATATGCCCACATAAATCTCTCTGCGGCATCTTTGCCCGGCTTAGTAGAGAAGGCCTCTACGTTCATAACAAAGAACGTCAGGCAAGGGTTTCTTGTCTCGGCATACATCTGTTCTAACATCTCTTTGTCTTGCTTGGATCTTTGACTTGGGGCTACCCAATAAAAAGTTCTACAATCAATGTGGTCTGGAATATGTTTTGGTATTTCTTGTTCTACCCAGTTCTTGTACACACCTTTTGGTGCTACTATAATGGCCGCTTTAATCTTACCTTGATCATATAACATTGAAATATTATCTAGTAATATTTTAGATTTACCTGTTCCCATTTCGCAAAACAGAGCAAAGTTTTTTTTATCCCAACTCTTTTCTAATGCTTTGAGTTGATGTTTATATGGCTTAGTCTTAAATTTATAATTCATACCTATATCTTTCTTTCTATTGTCTTTCTTTCTAAAAACCTTATAATAAGAAAATTAATTGAATAGTCAAGAAAGAATATATGACCGTATATTGTGTACAAGAACCTCCCGGAACTGCTAGAGGCGTGCCGAAAATGGATGTAATGAAAGCATTACCTTTTGGTGATGTAAAATTTTTATTTACAGAGCGAGCACAATTGGTCTATAGTACTGGAGCATTAATAAATGAACTTAGAAAGAAACTTAAAAATTTTGACGACGAAGATTATTTACTTCTTGTGGGTGATCCTGCTATCATTGCTTCTACTAGTGCTGTAGTTGCAGATATTAACCATGGGAAATTTAAAATGTTGAAATGGGATCGAGAATCAAGTAAGTACTATCCTTTAAGTGTTAACTTATATCAGAAAGAAGAGAAATATGGAGAAGAACAATTTTGAAACTAGCTCAGTAGAGTCAGTAGAAAACGATGACGCGCAAACATTAGGTGCGTTATGCCAAGATCTTGTAGACGCAGAGGCGGAAGTTGAAGTTACAAAGAAACTTTTGCTAGATCAACAAGAAAAAGTTTTAGACATAAAACGAGTACAGATTCCAGAGTGGATGGCTGACAAAAATTTATCACAACTAAAATTAAATGACGGTAGTTCTATTACCGTAGAGAATTTTTATGGTATATCGATACCGCCTCCTAAAGACCTTGATAAAAGGGCTGAGGCGTATCAATGGCTTCGTGACAATAATTTAGGTGACCTCATTAAAAACGAGATCTCAGCTAGGTTTGGTCGTAACGAAGACGGGAAGGCTGTGGAATTTTCCAAGTTAGCCACCGCAAATGGGTACGAGGTCGAACAGGCATTGTCTGTCGCCTCGGCTACCTTAAAAGCAACTCTTAAGGAACTGCACCAAAAAGGTGCGGCTCTACCACCTGAAGAGCTATTTAAAACGTTTGTGGGTAGACAAGCAAAAGTTAAAAGGAAATAATAATGACAACGAAAACGAAAAAGAAAACTGAGGTTGCAACAGCAACATCAAACGTAGCACTCGATACAATACTAGAAGATGCTAGTTCAATGAGCGGACTAGAAAATATAGTATCGACTGAAGACATGGCACTACCATTTTTAAAAGTGTTAAGTCAGATGTCAAACGAGTGTAATAAAACTAGTAACAAGTTTGTTGAGGGTGCTGAACCCGGCAACATTATAAACAGTGTTACTGGTAAACTCTATGACGGAGAAGAAGGAATAGATGTGATTCCTTGTTTTTATAAAAGAGAGTTCATAGAATGGGCAGAACGCGGTACTGGTACTGGCGCTCCTGTTGCTATTCATGGTTCTGAGTTTGATATAAGCACAGCGCCTAGAGATGGTAACACCAACAGATTGCCAAGTGGTAATGTTGTTGAAGAGACCGCCAATCACTTTGTACTTGTTGTAGATGCTGATGGTAACTATGAACAGGCACTTATCACAATGAAATCCACAGGACGAAAAATTTCTCGTAAGTGGAACTCAATGATGCTGTCTAATAAAATGCAAGGGAAAGACGGGAAACCGTTTACACCACCTGCTTACAGTACAACTTATAGAATGAAAACTATGCCGCAGAGCAACCAAAAGGGAACTTGGTTCGGCTGGGACGTCTTTAAGGTTGGTCCAGTTACGGATCAAGGACTGTATGATACGGCTAAAAACTTTGCGCAAGGCGTCAACAATAAGACTGTTGAAGTTAAGCACGAAGAAGACGTACAAGCAGAACGCAAAGACGCGTTTTAATTAATAGGGGAGGTTAATAGCCTCCCCTTTTTTTATGGTGAACAATGAGCATTCCTCTAATAAGTAAAATATTTAAAGGCAACGAAGAAGCATACGGCACTTACATTGATTCTGGAGAAAAGGATCATCGAGGTAAGGTCAAAGGCACTTGCCGTACTTTAGCCTTAAAAGAAGGCGAACAACTATCGGAACACGAAACTTTGTGGGTTAATCATCTTAATGGTACGCAAAGTATTGGCGTCATTCCAATTAACAAACAACATGAATGCTATTGGGGTTGTATTGATATCGACTCTTATGAAGGCTTTGATCATAAGCAATTACTATCGAGTATAGAAAAAGCTAAACTACCTTTTATTGTTATTAAATCTAAGAGTGGTGGAGCACATGTCTATGCGTTTTTTAAGACTCCGGTCAAAGCAAAGCTACTGAGAAAGAAATTAGAAGAGGCCTCTGCGCTGTTAGGCTTTCAAGGCTCTGAAGTTTTTCCAAAACAAAATGAGTTGCCACAAGGGTTTTTTGGAAACTATGTCAACACTCCTTACTTTAATTCTGACAAAACTGACCGCTATGCAATGGTGATCGAAAACAATCAAACTAGAAACTTATCTTTAACTGAGTTCTATGCTCTCTATGAAAATACAGTAATAGAGTCCTTAGATAAATTAGAAGTAAAGACAGATATTATTTTTCCCGATGGTCCACCCTGCAATAATTGTATTGCTTTACGTGGCTGTGACGAAGGCGGACGTAACAATTATCTATTTAATATTGCTGTGATGTATCGAAAGATGCACGAGGAAAGTGGTGAAGATTGGTTTGAACTATTAAAAAAAGCTAACGAAAAATATATTAAGAACCCTTTAAGTATGACAGAAGTTTCACGTACTTATGCTTCCGTGATGTCACATGCTGAAGCCGATACTAATACTGTGACTGAACCGGGCGAGCACTTAGATGACGAAAACAATACTGGGTATCATTATCTTTGTAAGCAAGAACCATTAAAAAGTTACTGCAATCGTTCTGTGTGCGTTAACAGAAAGTTTGGTGTTACACGGTCTGGAGACTTTGATAACAGTGGTTTTCAAATAACTCAAATACACAAAGTATTGGATGATCCTATTATTTATTACATAACTTTTGAATCCGGTTATGTTATGCGCGCAGACATAAAACAAATTAGTGACCAAAAACTTTGGCGTGATTTGGTGTGTGAACACTTAGACTTTAAACCACCAAGGATGGCCAACGAAGATTTTGATAATATCTTGAATGGTCACTTACGCGAACGTTTAGAGTATGTTCAGTTACCTGAAGGCATCACAAGAAACGATAGGACTCGTGCTGGCATTGTTGACTGGTTACTTGGTACTGGACACGGCGATGACAAAGAAAGTATTTTAACAGGTAATTCCTTTCACGATACTAAGAAAAAAAGAATTTATTTTAAATATGATAATTTACGTTCAGCATTAGTTTCTACTAAATGTATTCGTGATACCCAAAAAGACGCACACATCTTAAATGATTTTTTAAAAGGTAAAGCCACTGGAGCAAAAGGAGAGTCTATAACTAATCCGGGACTTGAAGCAGAGACTACAAAAATTAATATTAACGGTGCTACGGTGCACGTGTGGTCAATCAATCCAGACCTGTTAGATTTGAACCGACAAGAAATAGAACCGAAAGAAATAATTAAAGGAGAAGCATTTTGATTGAAGCTAAGAAAATATTTGGCCCACCGGGAACTGGCAAGACTAATTATTTAATTAGCAAAGTACTACATCTACGCGACAAATTAAATATTCATCCACGTGACATTTGTTACATAACTTTTACTAACAAAGGTATTGATGAAGTACGCGGTAGATTAGGTGTTACTAAAAAAACCGAAGGCTACGAATCATTTGCCACGATCCACGGACTATGCAACAGATACATAAAAGGTGAGGGCAGTAAATTAATTGGTGTCAGTGACTTTGAGTATTGGGCGGCAAAAGAACGTGGCGATGTAAAAAGAGAATATGGTTCTGACTTAGATAATAATTTTATTATTCAAGTTTATAATTTAAAACGCGTAGCAAATCTTTCTTTGACCGAGTCTTTTATGCGATTGAACGAGCGTAATTATAAATGGAAACACGTCGAATACTACGTTGAAAGTTGGGAAAAATACAAAGAAAACAATCAGTTACATGACTTTACGGATCAAATATTGTTTGCTTTGAAAGCAAATAGATTTCAAAACTACAAAGCAGTCTTTCTCGATGAGGCACAAGACTCGGCATGGTGTCAATGGGAAGTAATCAAACGGCTCACGGACAAGGGATCAGTTGACTACTTATATCTCGCTGGTGATGACGACCAAGCGATCTTTGATTGGAATGGTGGTGAAGTAAAATATTTTTTAAATGCCTATAAGAATGTGTGTGATGCAACGCATCTAGAAAAATCTCACCGACTTACACAAGAGCACATAAACTTTGCTAACATAATTAGTCAACGCATTAAAGAACGTGAGGACAAACAATATGTATCAGCGCGAGAAGAACAGGGTCAAGTATTTTATACCGATCAGTTTGTTACTATACCATTAGATAACAATGAGTCTTGGACTATCATGGTTACTGGTGCAAGAATCATGGAAGAAATAAAAGAACTTTTACTTAAACGTCGAGTATGGTTCAAACAAATAACTGCACGTGGTTATGTACACTATCCAGTGGGAGCAAAGATACTATCTGCACTGAAATGTTATTTTGATTTGCAGAAAAATAAATATGTATCTAAGTCTGATTTGTTAAACTATAGAACTTTAGTTAAGCCGCCTAACTTTAAACCTAAACAATGGGAAGAATTAGATCCTGATCAATTGTATAATGGAACGGCGCTAGAAGAACTCTTTGACTTTGATTTCGAAATAGATTGGAAGCGACATTTTGGTGACATAAAGAATCCAGAGTGGCAACGTAAGCGTAAGTATATTATAGACTGCGTAGACAACAAAGTAGATATATTTTCTAAGTATCCAAAAATAGAACTATCCACTATTCATGGAATGAAAGGCGGCGAAGACGTTAACACTGTAGTTGTAGGTAATATGGAAATGCCTTTTCACAAAAAGTATATGAGTCAAGCACACAATGAACGTGATGCTATTGTAAGAATGTTCTATGTTGCGTGTACTCGATCTAAGAAAAATATGTATGTTTATATGTGTAGGAGTTTGCCATATCGATTTAATTTTGATATGATTTTCAAATTACATAACGAAAGCAAAAAAGTAGCATAGATGGATTTCGACAACGTTAACTATCCGGAACATTATAATCAAGGCGAAGTACAATGTATTGACGCTATTAAATCTTGTTTAGGTTCTGGGTTTAAATATTATTTGCAAGGCAGTGCCATGAAATATTTATGGCGTTACGAGCACAAGGGCAAACAGATCGAAGACCTCGACAAAGCAATTTGGTTTCTAAATAAATTAAAGGAGTTTTTGTGTGAGCGTAATTAGTCAACCGTTGTGGACGGAGTGGGTGCCGGAAGAATACTTTCCGGATCTATCGAACGAAGAATATTTAGCTGTCGACTTAGAGACTTGCGATATAAATTTAACGACTCACGGTTCAGGGTGGGCTACTGGTAAAGGCTATGTTACTGGTTTTGCTTTAGCTACTAAAGATTGGCAAGGTTACTATCCGATTGCACACTCAGAAGGTAATCTTGATAAAGATAAAGTAGTAGCATGGATTAAAAAAACATTGGCTTGTTCTATGGCCAAGGTATTTCACAATGCTTCGTATGATGTTGGTTGGCTAAGATCAATGGGTATAACCGTTAATGGTACTATACATGACACAATGATTTCAAGCGCTTTGATTGACGAAAACAGGTTCTCTTATACTTTGAATAGCTTAGCTAAGGAAAAACTTGGACAAACAAAGAACGAAGAAGTGTTAATAGAGTTTGCAAAGTCAAAAGGTATCAATCCAAAATCAGAAATGTATAAGGTACCGTCTATGTTTGTAGGCAAGTACGCGGAGATGGATGCACGATTAACTTATGATTTGTTTTTCTACAACATGAAAGAGATAGAAGAACAAGACTTACATAAGATCTACGACTTAGAGACAAGGTTACAGCCTTGTCTGATTGATATGCGTGCCCAAGGAGTACGAGTAGATCTTGACGGAGCGGCGATCGCTAAAGCCTCGCTGTTAAGCGAAGAGAAGAAAGCCTTGTTTCAGATTAAAAAAATCTCCGGTATAGATGTAGACATTTGGGCGGCAGCTTCGGTAGCTACAGCCTTTGATAAATTAGATATTTCTTACACCAGAACCGCAACTGGTAAACCTAGTTTCACTAAAAACTTTTTATCTAAACATGAATCTGATCTAGCACACTTAATTGTTAAAGCGCGAGAAATGAATAAAGCCCACACTACGTTTATTGATAGTATTTTAAAACATCAACACAAAGGACGCATTCATTCAGAGATACATCAGATGCGGAGTGATAATGGCGGTACCGTAACCGGTAGATTTAGTTACAGTAATCCGAACCTACAGCAGATACCGGCACGAAATCCAGATATTAAGAATAAGATTCGTTCACTATTTATACCGGACGAGGGCCAACGGTGGGGAAGTTTTGATTATTCACAACAAGAACCGAGACTGGTGGTACACTTTGCCGAACACGTGAATGAGGTGGATGGTTTTAATTATTTATCGAAGCACGCACCAATGCGTACCAAAGAATTTATAACTGGCTATCGTGGGGGCAAGGCTGACTTCCATACCATGGTAGCAAAAATGGCCGGCATTGATCGTAATATCGCTAAGACTATCAATCTTGGATTATTCTATGGCATGGGCAAAGGCAAATTAAAAGAACAGTTAGGTATTGACGAAGAAACTGCAGAGGCATTAATTGATGACTACAATCAGAAAGTACCTTTTGTAAAACAATTATCACAACGAGCAATGGAGGCAATGGACAAAAAAGGTTTTGTTACTACAGTAGGTGGCAGACGTTGTCGTTCATTTGGTTACGTGTCTAATCGTTGGGGAGTTAGTGGTTTCTTTAAAACAGAAAAAGAAGCAGAAGAGGAGTTTGGTAAATACGGTTATAAGAAAGCGTACACTTACAGAGCATTAAATAAATTAGTACAAGGTTCAGCGGCAGATCAAACCAAAAAAGCAATGGTAGATTTATATGAACAAGATGGTATCATACCCCATATACAGGTACACGATGAATTAAATATCTCGGTAACTGGTGAACAACAAGCAATGAAGATTGCTAAGAAAATGGAACGATGTATGATGTTAAAAGTACCTAGTAAAGTAGACTATGATCTTGGCGACAACTGGGGAAGCGCCAAAAAGTAATGAGTGATAATGTCATTAACGTGTGCCTCTGTCCGGGCTGTGTCAACCTAACTCAAATGTTGCCGGTGAAAAAGAATATCTACTTATGTCGAGTATGCCATCAAAAGTTTCGTCAATATAAAAATGGTAAATTAATGTATGTGCCGCTAGGCATTGCGACTGCAATGGAAGCGTCAAAGATTATCATTGAGTTCTCTGATGAACTAATAAAACAGCCTTCACCGCAACCAGAGGAAATTATCTTTGAACGTGATCTTGATATTGATGAGGATTTAATTGGTATGGGTGAATTGGAATTTGAGTTTGATCCCGATACCGACTTTGACCCCGATGAATCTAATTAGTATTTTCTAGATTAAGCATCTCGTCCAACATAACTCCGACCACGGTACAGGGTGTAGCATTGGAACGATAGGTAGCACACTGACGTATCTCTTCCAAAGGAATACCATACTGCAAGGCCACGGAAACTAATCTACCAACTTCAGTTAGTATGTCGGGACGTTCAGTACCGGCTTTACCACCACCATCCATCCATGCTTCTTTAATTTTACCATCACTAAAGGACACCGTTAATTGATACGGAGTACCGTTGTGATCACGAATAGTTTCTTTATAGCAAGGTCTTTTATTGTCTAGTTCAGTGCGCATACTGCATTGTCTCCCATTTCTTTTTTAAACATAACACAGATTCTTGTTGTGCGTCGGATAATTTAGAAAATCCATGGCTGTTTAAAACTTCTTTATAGTGCAAAATACCACTGGATATTTGCGCCATAGTAATTTTACTTGATGAAGCCAAGGGGCTGTGATGGTAGATAAACTTAGCTTTTCTTTTGTTATAGTGTACGGTTATCATAGGTTATGCTCTTTCTTGTTGACATTTTTCTATAATCTACTACATATAGTGGTATATTACAATAAAATATGGAGGTTTCCATGATTTTTGAGGATAACATAACATTACAAAATACTGCAGTAATGGATGTCGATACTATGAAGTTGCGTAACGAAAATAATTTTTTACGTAATCAAAATGTAGAGTTAAAGGGTAAGCTAAAAGAATTAACGGTTTCTCTTGAGCAAGCTATCGGCCCTCGATACAATAGTATAGTGTAACAACTATAAAACATATAGAAAGGAACAAAGATGCCTGACATCGACCGCTTTAAGTCCGTCTCAGTAACACACGCGGCTTACACCAACATAAAAGAAATATCAGATTATCTATCGAAAGACCTAGGGATTAAAATGTCCTTGGCGAAAACTATAGAGTATCTGTCAAGCAACAAAGCTAAAGAATTGAAATTGAATGGCCATTCAAAATCTTAAATCACTACTGACGCCAAAGTTTGAGTATAAGTCAGTACGCAAAAAGAAGGTGAATGGTAAACGTTACTATGAGGGTGAAAATAAACTATTGCCCTCGGTGACTACAATTATTTCAGCAACTAAAGATAAAGCTGACGAGGCAGGACTGCAACGTTGGCGGGATCGCGTCGGTAATGACGCCGCCGAAGCTATCGTAACCCAAGCCGCATCGGTGGGTACGGCTATGCACAAATATTTAGAATGTCACATTGAAGGCGTAGGCTACGATGATCAAACCAACATTGGGGTGATTGGCAAACGCATGGCGAAACTTATTATTAAGTCTTCGTTCCCGTCAATTGATGAGTTCTGGGGGACGGAAGTGCCGTTATACTATCCAACGTTTTATGGGGGTACCGCAGACTGCGTGGGATTGTGGAACGGACAGCCCGCAATTATAGATTTTAAACAGACTAATAAACCGAAGAAAGAAGAATGGATTGAGAATTACTTTGTTCAGTTAGCGGCTTATTGTATGGCGCACGATGCGTTGTACGGAACGAAGATGGAAGCCGGCGTTATTCTTATGGCGTCGAGAGGGCTTAACTTGCAAATGTTTACGATTAGCGGCCAACGGCTCGATGACTATAAATACAAATGGTTGAAGCGTTGCGAGAAATATTATAATTTAGCTGAATGATTAAGTGGACGACTAAAGAACTAGTAGCAAGGCTGGAGAAATTTTGTGAAAGTCCCGAAGGCGCAAATGCCCGCATATCGTTGGCAGTGCCAATGGGTTTTGGTTCTAATCCAAATACGTCGTTTGACATACGGAAAATAGATTTAGTGCCCAATACTATTATCGGAGCTAAAGAAAAATATAGATTAATAATTGTAATACAGGAGTTATAGACAATGAAAAAAGAATTAACGGCTAGACAAACAGCAACTATGAAGAAGCATTCAGTACACCATACGGCTAAACACATGGCCTCGATGACGAAATCTATGTTAGCGGGCAAAACTTTTGGTCAAGCGCACAAGATCGCTATGAAGAAGGTTGGTAAATAGTGAGGCATTTAGTACGCACCTATCTAATAGGTTGTATATATATTTGGTCAGGCAAGGCACATAGTTGGGCATGGAACAAGTTATACGGCCAAAGGGCAAAGGTTACTAAATAACTCTCTAAGGGTTTTTTTACCAAATTTGTTTTAGTAAGTAAGAAAAAATATTTTTAGAGGTAATTAGGTAATTAATGGCTGAAAGGGTTGGAAATACTAGTATTATTAGTTACTTTGGGTGGTAATTTTAAGGTAACTTTTAACAAGAATAGGTAATCTTCTTATCGTCGTGCACATGAAACGGATTTTTAGTCTATTTGAATTTGGTAAAAAAACCCTTGATGGATTATATTGTTATTATTATTTATATTAGCTTATTGAGCACAGCAGAGGATAGGTTAGTGTATCACCACTATTTAACTAATAACTGTGAGGAAAGATATGAAGAAATTAAACAAGAAATTAGTGACAAAGAAAGAATTGGTTACAGTTGCCACCTTGCCCCAAAAAGTAAAGATTGGTTGGAGGGACGTCGCCTTAGTTCCAGTGGACGCATCTTTTATGAAGGACAATACTGATTGTTATGGAGAGTTTTTATCTAGAGAATCCGCCATTAATATTCAAAAAGAAGTTAAAGGCATAGACCTTGGCAATACATTACTTCACGAGATTATGCACAGCATAGCTTACTATAGCTCACTTAATCAAGCCAACGGCCCTTTAAAAGATGATGATGCCGAAGAAGTAGTTATTAATAGTATGTCTAATTGGTTGATGGGCGCTTTCAAAGACAATCCGTGGCTGTTAGATTTTATAAAAGAATCCTTAGAATAGTTACGCTTGAACCTTCTAGTGCTCTGTTACTTCTTCCGCCTTGCCTTCAATGATCTTTGGTTTAAATTGGTTCGCTATCTCTTCTAGTTCTTTGCGTATTTCGTCAGGCGAGAGCTGATCTATGCGACCATGCTTGATAATTTTCTGCTCTATGTATAGCCCACCTGCTTTGCCTCGTGCAACTTCCGCTTGAACCGCAGCGGAATACGACCCCGCCTCAAGCGCTATGCGCTTGATTTCATCTAAGTCACGCATGTGAGTTTCAAGAGATACTCGATATTTCTCATTGACTTCTTTTCTAAGTCGGTTGATTTCTTGGACAACGAGAGGATAATAATTTGGATTTTGAAGTTCACTAGCTGTTGATCTTGCTCTATCCTTTGCATACCCGCTATCTACTGCACAGTCGGTAGCCGTTTTTCTTCCCTCGTTATATACTATAAGTTGGGCGAATTTTATTTGTTGTGGTGTAAGGTGCTTTCTTCTCGACATATAGTGCTTTGTTCCGTTGATACCACTATATGTAGTAGGTGTGGAAAAAGTCAATAAAAAAATTAAAATAATTATAAAATGCTATTGACTGTGGGAAGTAAATCAGATTAGTATTCGAAATAACAAATAGAAAGGAAGAATAGTGAGCAAGAAAAATTTTATAAAGATAACAGATGATAAAGGTATTGAGCATATATTCTATAATTTTACTAGCTTAGTTGAATATATAGACAGTTTCACAA